ATCAGAATATCTTGCAGTGTTAACACATTTAGAAACACTCATGCAGGCTATTATTGATAATACTGCAATCACTGGACTAAAACAATCTCTATATTCGCAGATCATTGACCTAGCCTATTCTTCAGAATCTGGATCTGATGCAGTAATCACTGCCTTAATCACCGCTCTTAAGGATGTAATAGATGGATCGGGTAGTGTAAACTATCCTTTAGAAAATCAAGAGATGGATGTATTCTTAGCCGGAGATGCTGTACGCTGGCAGGCAATTTCAGCTATCGGTCACGGTGGCTTTATGGGAGTACTTGATCCTGCTGGTCAGATCCTGTCAAGGTCTCCTTACTTCCAAGAGTGCGCCAGTTTCTCAAGAAGCAAGGATCGTCAGGTATTTGCCGGAGGCATGTTCGTTGACGGATTTACTGGTAACTTAGAATTTGTTATTGACACAGTAGTGACACCTACAAGATTAGAAGTCAGCGATCTCGATCGCTTTCCATTACTACCTTGTTCATTTATTGTAGGCGATAGTGTATATCGTGTTAATTATATTCGAAATTTCTCCTATAACAGCGCCGGATCTACAGCTACTATAATCTTAGACGAAACTACTCCGTGGCCGTTTCAAGTTTTTACTTATGATGATGATGCATGCTTTAGGGATGTGGGATTAATTTTAGATGGCCTCGGTCGCGATATTGTATTCGGTACGAACTATTGGACCAGACAAAATGGTTTGACTTACCGTCTCAGCCAATCGGCTCCAGTCATCAACGATCAAAGAGCTATTACATTAGAAGCTATTGAGTTGGCACATGAATTGGTAAATGACGAACTTACAGCGTATCCTACTATACAAACTACAGTAAATTTAAGTAACACTACAATTGCAGATATCATTGAAAGAGGTAACTCAGCAACACCAACACTGACGTTTACACTGCCTCCTGGAGTCTCTGTTAATACGACCAGTGCCTATAATTTACTGTTAGCCAACAGAAATTATATTGAAGCAGAAGTACAGGGTTATATAGCTGCTCAAATTGCGGGTAATATTGCACCTTGGGCCACGGGAGATACCTACAATGTTTCAAAATCTCGCACTGATACCAAATTAGCTGTTGAAGCAGCAATACATGACTTAATTTACGGTGGTAATGCAGCAACCAGACTACAGGCATTGAAATACTATAATAATCTTACCGGAGCAGCTATACTAACCGGTGGACAAATCACAAGATGGCCATCATTGATTACCTATGCCAGTTATTTGGCGGGTCAAGTTGTGCAAAATCTATCTCCGGCAATATCATACTCTACTCTGCCTCGAGTTACAGGTACCGCCGCAACTGCTACTGAAGCTGGAATAGTAACTGGTCTTATCACTGCAATCGCCACAGCTATTACCACTAATGATTTTGCTCTTGCACAAGTAGGGCTACCACTATCAGAACCCAGTACCAGTGGCTATACTGCAGCTAACATTGCCGCAAGAAATATAGTACAGGCTAACAAAACTGCTATTCAAACAGCAGTAGTTGCTTATGTGGACTTTAATGGTAATAGATATGAACTGTTAATGCCAGGCAACAGATCGATGTTAGCTAACGACTTCACGCAGATCAATGACATGGGCTATGGCGCTATAGCGCAAAATGGTGGTTTATTAGAATTAGTTTCTATGTTTACCTACTATTGCTATATTGCCTATTATTCTGTAAATGGTGGACAGATACGTTCTGTATCTGGATCAAACGCTCATGGTGTTTATGCATTGGTTGCAGAGGGAGCTGATCCTTTAGAAGTTCCAACTCCTACTGGATTATATCAAGACCTTGCTCAATCTGTAAAGTGTTATTTTCCAAGCCCAGCGTATGAAAACGTTGTAAAGGGGCTGGCTATATTTGTTTATGATTATGACTATACTCCATTAGGTAATTCAGAACTTGAAATTAATCACAGCGGAGAAATTTATCGTTATCCGGTAAGTTCTGTAGCCACCGCAGGATATCCTCCTGGCGTAGCAAGATTAAATCTCAGTAGCGGACAAGAGGATAGTGATACCGATGGCCTTGTTGCTGTAGTACCAGATGGCACTTTAATGACTTTACGTTCCAACGGACAGATATTGCTAACTGGTGGTTTAGAAAATGTAGCAGTTAGACCGTCTACTGGTTTAAAACTACGTGAAACTAATGATGTGGTATATCGTGTGCTGCAATTTACTTCTACATCAGACAGCAATGGTCCTTATGAGATTTTAGTAAACATTGCTACTCCGACTATCTTTAAAGTGTTGGCCACAGTGACTACTATTGCCAGCGATGTGTGTACAACCAGTCAAAATCATAAGTTACGTATCGACGATCAATTTATTCCTACCAGCACTGCTAACGGATTTATTTCTGGAACTATTTATTATATTATTGAAGTTCCAGAATACAATCAATTTAAAGTTTCTCTAAGCCCAGGTGGTACAGCAGAAACACTAATCAATGGCAGTGGATTAACTATTAAGGGAGTTAAGACACACAAGCTGCAAGAAAGCTATACTATAGATTTCTTTAGCAGTAGTTCATTGCCATCACCATTAAATTCTAATATCACTTATTTTGTTCTTGCTAATGATCTAACAGAGACTGAATTTTCTGTAAGCGAAATTAAAGGAGGCGCTGCTGTACAAATTACCAATATAGGTAGCGGCACTCACACTTATAATATTGCGGGATTGACATTAACAAATCTACGAGAAAATTATAACTACGTAGATTTAACAGTGTTTGCACCTGGAGAATTTGTCAGTGGGGATGAAGGTATATGTACTATCAGCATAGGTGTGGGCGCAGTAATAACACGAAATAGTCACGGATACTTGGCGAACGATGTTATTAGATTTGATACTACCGGTGCTCTTCCTACTGGAATATCAGCAAATACAAGATATTTTGTATTGTCCCCTAATCCAAATGATTTTCAGATTAGTACAGAACCGGGAGGTACTGCAGTAGATACCAGCGGTACACAATCTGGTGTACAAACTGTGGGTCTAACCACTGGTCGTGTAGGTGATACTACAGTTGCAGTAGTAGGACTTGGAACAGAAGAGATATCTCGAATACCTGGTAGTAAATTTATATTTTTAGGCAAAGAATATGTAATTAGCAATTATGAAAGTGAAGCTACAACCTTAGATACATTTGCCAGAATTACTTTAGACAGACCTTTAGTTGATGCTTTAAATCAATTTGCCAGCAGCTATACAATTAAATCTGCAGTGCCTGCAAGATCCAGTGGATCATTAGGCACCTTAACTATACGTATCGGATTAACAAGAGTTACGGGTCACGATTTACTCGAGATTGGTACTGGTTCTTATGCAGACACTAATTACCCAAAAGAAATTTATGGGCCTTCTGTTAATGCTCTTAACGAGGAGGGTGAAGTTCAAGAAAGAGATGTTGGTCGTTGTTTCTATGTGACTACAGATCAGTTCGGTAATTTCAAAGTAGGTCCTTACTTCAAGGTAGACCAAGGCACAGGTACAGTAACATTCGCAGCTAATATTGCGCTGAGCAACTTAGATGGTATTGGTTTCAAACGTGGGGTCCCTGTGTCAGAATTTTCCATAGATTCTGCATTCACTGATAACGCAGTAGACACTGTGCCAACAGAAAATGCCGTACGCAAATATATTGAACGCAGATTAGGTATTTCTCATAACGGCGCTGTAGTTCCTTCAGAGGAAATAATCCCGTTGGTGTCGGGTGGATTTATGGCATTGGATGGACAATTGGCCATGAAGTCTGACATGAATCTGGATCAGCACAAGGTCATTAACATCGAAGATCCAACCAATCCTCAAGATGCTGTAAATTTAAGAAGTTTGACTTGGAGTAATTTCCAAAACTTTAACGGTACTGATATTAGCTCTGGAGATATTTTAGTATTCACTGGAAATGGCACTGACTCTGTCAGTGCCGATGTCATTGGTGATGTTACCTTTGAAGTAAGAACTGGTGTTGATTCAACATTAAATCAAGTTGATGTGCAATTAGTTGCTGGTGCAATAGTTGATGCAGATGTTAATGCTGCTGCTGCTATAGCACAGAGTAAATTAGCAATGAATACTGCCACTACTCGTGCTAATGCCACAGGCATTACTCAAGCAGATCGAGGTTTGGCCAGTTTCAATAGTGCAGATTTTGACATCACAGATGGTTGGGTCAGTGTCAAAGGTAATTCCGTAGTACTAGGCGATATAGCACAAATAGGTACTAAAACTGTCTTAGGCAATTCAACACTGGCCACTGCTAACGTCAGTGCAGTGGCATTTACCACAGTGGTCGATGACGGCGGAGCCATAAAGAAAACACAGTATTCATCTGTGGGATTCTTGAGAAGAACATCGGGAATTAGTTCAAGTTCAGACGGCGACTATGCTGTAGTTAATGGATCAGCTGGCTCTTCTGCCATTGTAAGCGCCAGTGAAATAATTATTAGAGATAGCAACGGTGACTTTGGTGGACGTATTATTGATATTCAACAAGTAAAGGTTGATACAAAGTTAGCTATAGATACTTCAACCACCGGTACTGGTGGCTTTATTCAGTATTATGGATATAATAGTCTTGGTGGTGTTTTAGTGCAGTCCGGGTCATTGGGCACTGATAATAAAACTGCCTATTGGAATGATCTACATGAATTCAAAACACAGGACGGTTTATCCAATGCTCCCATAACTTGTTCAACTATTCAGGCTACTGCATTGACCACAGGTGGTCCGGCAGTATCTGGCACTATCACTGGTTTATGGACGCTAAATGGTGCATCAAGAATGCAGGCCACTTACTCTGCAGACCTTGCAGAATATTATGAAGGCGATAAAGAATATGAAGTAGGTACCGTGCTGGTATTTGGCGGTGACAAAGAAGTAACAACATCCAACATCAAAGGTGATACCAGAGTAGCCGGAGTTGTTTCTAATACAGCGGCCTATACCATGTTCGAAGCCTGCCCGGGATTGAAAAATCTTGTGGCTTTACAGGGTCGTGTGCCATGTAAAGTAGTTGGCAAGATTCGCAAAGGGGATATATTAGTAACCTCAGGAATTCCGGGAGTAGCTACAGCCGCAGTGGGCGACGTTCGAGTAGGCACAGTGGTAGGTAAAGCAATTAAAGACTACGATTCAGATCATATTGGCTTGGTTGAAATAGCGGTAGGGAGAACATAATGTCATTTAATACAAATATTACACCGGGCAGACCGCCACTGCTATGGAGTGAAGTACAGGAAGCCTTTGTTAAAGTCAATGAAAATTTTGATATACTAGTGGCCACAGTAGGAGGTGGCAGTGGTCTTACTCCGATAAATTTTGAAACATTAGATACCAGTGTTAGTCCAACTTTAGACAATTTATATAAATTAGGGGATATCACACATAGATGGCGAGCTGTACATACTGGTGAATTTACTCTGGGAGATTTGGATAACGGGGTATGGCTAGGCAATGCACAAATCAAGGGTATAGGATCCACAGTCAATCTTCCAGCTAATTCAACTATAGGTGGTGATCCGTTAACAGGTATCGGTACCAGCCTAATCATTGATCCTGAAAAAACATTCTTTAAAACCATTGAAGTAGATAACAATCTCAGTGTGGTAGCTACTACATTCGGAGACACATTAAATCTACTATCTGGTTCAGGTATTAGTCTTAGTGTAAATTCTGCCAGTGATTCTATCGAAATTGATAATACCGGTATTTTAAGTGTTAGTGCAGGGGCTGGTATGACGGTAGCCACTGTCAGCGGTGCCTCTACAGTTACTAATGCAGGAGTCCGTAGTTTACAAAGTACCACAGCACTACCCACAGGTAGAACCACAGGTGCAGGTATTAATATTAACGGTTCAACTGGTGACAATTTACGAATTACCAATACCGGAGTAATAACAGTTACTGCAGGTCTTGGTATCACAGTGTCTGTTGATGTTGCGACTGGCGAATATCAGATAACAAATTCTGCTCCAGTGGTGAACTCTTTTGCGGTTGTTCAAATAAATGGTGATGCTGCAAATAGACTCATAGCTGATGCTGTTAGCGACGTTTTGAATGTTAACAGCGCATATCCGATATTATTAAGTAAGACTCCCGGTACTGATACATTTGAGATATCTTTAAATCCGGCACATGACATAAAAGGGTCAGTGTTTGGAGATGACTCAACTAAAATTATTGACGCTGTAGAAAACAAAGTCTATGGCGGAATATTCGCAACAACATTGCGAACATCAGACACACTAATTGCATTAGGTAGTCTAGCTGGAGAAACTAACCAAGGAGTAAACGGTATAGCTATAGGAGCACTGGCTGGGCGAACCAATCAAGGAATACAATCAGTAGCAATAGGTGCTGGCGCAGCTAATACGGATCAAGGACTACAATCAATAGCAGTAGGAAATCTAGCAGGAAGTTTAAATCAAGGACAACGTGCAATAGCCATAGGTTCACAAGCGGGAGGATCTAGTCAAGGTGCAAATGCAATAGCAATTGGTTGGCTAGCAGGTCAAGCAGGTCAAGCAGCAGGCAGTATTGTAATCAATGCCAGTGGTGTTGCAGTCAATGGTGCTGCTGCTGGATTCTATGTTGATCCAATTAGAAATCAATCCGGTACCGGTAACATATTACAATATAATATTTCTACCAAAGAAATCACATACAGTAGTGGCATTGACGGTGATATAACGGGTTCTGTATTTGCAGACGATTCAACTATGTTGGTAGACGGCGTCGGCGGACAGATTGTTGGCCCTATCAATTCATTTGATGGTGCTAATAGTATTGCTATGACACCCAGTGGCGTCATAATAGGTGGTACCGGCGGGGCATCGATTATAGGTGCCGCTTTAGCTCCAGTGTATATAGGTGGCGGTGTAAGTGGTTCATCAAGTGGAGATATCTATATAGGACACGGCACAAATAGAACATTGTTTGTAAGTAACATTATCGACACAGACGATTCGTCAGCATTGATATTTGAACCCCCTGTGACATTTAATACAGATGTTACATTTGAAAACGATATCACTGTAGCCGAACGGCTTACAGTCAAAGGCAGTAGAGTTATCAACTTAACTGAATTAAAATCAGTTGTGGCGGCCAGTGTGAGTTTTGCTGACTTCCAGACAAGAATAGCAGCATTGGCGTAATGGAGCGATAAATGGCAAAACAGAATATTAACGTAGGTACAACAGCTAACGATAAAAAAGGCGACAGCCTACGTGCTGCGTTCCAAAAAGTCAATGCTAACTTCACAGAACTGTATACTGCATTAGGTTTAGCAGCTGATGCAAATTTAAACTTAGGTGCATTTGAATTTACTGGTAGTGTAATGTCAACTACTGACAGTTCATCAATCACTATAGACCAAGCTACCACCATAACCAGCAACTTGACAGTGGGCGGGGACCTGTTGCCTAGCGTGGCCAACGGCGGCGATCTAGGCAGTTCCGCTAGACCTTGGAAGAGTTTGTATGTCAGCGATTCAACAATTTATCTAGGTGGCACAGCATTATCTGTAGACGGTGTTGGCAATCTATTAGTTGGTGGTCAACCTATAGCAGATGTAGGAACCGCAG